TCAAATCTAATATATTTAATACGATTTAAACTTATATTGATAATATAATTTATTGTTATATGTCTACATCTCTTATTGGACTTGCAAACTTGGGAAACACGTGTTTTCTCAATTCAGCACTTCAGTGTCTTTTAAATACGAATGAATTAAACGATTTTCTCGACAAATCCACCTATAAACAGAGGCTAACCAAGACTTATGATGCTACAATTCTCTCCGAATATGATGAACTCCGTAAAATTGTATTGTCGCACACAACTGGCACTATGAAACCTGGTAAGTTCGTAAGCACAGTGCATCAGGTCGCTACACACAAGGATAAAGATATTTTCACTGGATTTGCACAAAATGACTTGCCAGAATTCCTGCTATTCATCATTGACTGTTTTAACAATGCAATTAAGCGTTCAGTCACTATAACCGTTGATGGAATACCAACAAATGACAAGGATAAACTGGCGATTTCGTGTTATACGACTATGAAACGCATGTATGAGAAGGAATATTCTGAGATGCTGAGTATTTTCTTTGGAATTCACACTTCAATCGTGAATGCATCCACAATCGAACACAAACTTCTCTCTACATCACCAGAACCGTTTTTCATTCTTTCTCTCCCAATTCCTACAAACAACACATCACCCACAATTCACGAATGTTTCGACTTGTATACATGTGAAGAACATCTAAATGGAGAGAACCAGTATGTCGCATGCGAAACCACTAAAGAAAAAGTGGATGCCACTAAACGCATCTTGTTTTGGAGTTTACCAAAAGTGCTTATAATAGATCTCAAGCGATTTATTGTATCTGGCAATAGATTGAACAAATACACCGGAACCATTGTTTTCTCTCCGAGAGAACATCTTGACTTAAGCAAATATATAGTTGGATACAACCCATCATCTTACAAATACGAGTTGTATGGAGTATGTAATCACATGGGTGGCCTTATGGGTGGACATTACACATCATATATAAAGAAACCCAGTGGACAATGGTGGCATTTTAATGATGCTCATGTTAGTCAAATGAGAGAAGAAGAAGTATGCTCACCAAGTGCTTATTGCTTGTTTTATAGGCAAGTTTCACTGTAACTTAACAACAATCACAATTTTTTAAGTGTTAAATCCAATAAGTATGTGGTTGTTTACGGGACACAATTTAAAAAAAGAAAATGTGTAATAAGTATATAATAAGAAATGGATACAACGATATCTCCTGAAATTCAAAATGTAAGCAATTATTACGACAATGTGAATTCATATGTTGCCAATAACATTAATCCAATGATGTTGGTATCGATAGTTTCTCTCCTTGTGTTATTTTTCATATTCTTTGGAACTTTGGGCGGTGGTGTAGCCGAAGGTAGCAATAGCGGTAGCAATAGCGGTAGCAATACCGGTAGCGGTATAGGTCTTATTGAAGTGATTATGTGGGCAGTCCTCATTTTCTTAGTTCTCATTAATGGCGTCCAATACTTTTTCAATATCAACATAACAACAGCAATTAAGAATATATTCGGCCCTGTTCCCGAGGTTGATGTGAATATAGACGATGGCTCTCTTCTTCCTGAGCCACCCGCACCCAAAGAAGAAGTATTTCATATTCCCGGCAATATTTATGGTTACGACGACGCCAAAGCAGTTTGCAAGGCAATGGGATCGCGATTGGCCACCTATAACGAGGTTGAATCTGCTTACCAAAATGGTGCCGAATGGTGCTCATATGGCTGGTCGGATGGTCAGATGGCGTTGTTCCCTACTCAGAAAGAGACATACAACAAACTTCAGACCATTGACGAGCATCAACATGACTGCGGACGTCCTGGTGTGAATGGTGGCTATATTAAAAATGAAAACGTGCAATTCGGAGTGAATTGCTATGGGACGAAGCCTCAAATCAATGAGAAAGAGACTCAACTCATGACAAATGTATCTCCATACCCTCTTAGCAAAAAGGACAAGCGTCTTAATAAGAAAGTCGAAGAATACAAAAAGACATTGTCGTCATTGCTCATCTCTCCATTTAACCCGAAGAAGTGGAGTGCTCTTTAATGCTTGCGGCCACGTGTTTTCTTTGCTGCACCTCCAGAGATCCTCTTTCTGCGAGTAATCTTGTTCTTCTTGTTGATAAGTTGCGTTTCTTCACCATTCACCATTGCAAGCAACTTGTCATAGAGAGAATCCTCCACCAAGTTAACGTCTGATGACTCATCATCTACTTCATTATACAAGTCAAATACACTGGTATTGAATGAATCCGACGATTTCTTTGCTAAATCCTGAAGATAAAAGAGACCAAGTGGAACAGCGAGTTCTCCGAGTTTGAGAGACTCTAATAATGATGCTGCTCCACCACCATTCATTACAGCGGCAGGTTGTCCTTGCTGAAACATAGCACTATCAATCGAATACCCTGCGGCGGTTATATTGCCTCCTTCATTTTGAAATACTAATTGCGATGCATTCATTTTGCGGTGTGATATATATTAATCAGGTTTTATTTTTGCTGATTAATATACTCAAAGTTAATTTACGATTTCATACTCGATCAAGAGCGGAATTGCGAGTTCCGGACGTTCATAGAACATTTCAAACCGGAAATCCTTCTTAATATTGTCCACCAGAATTGACATTAAAATTCCAATGCCTTCACCTCCTTTGTCGTAAGCAAACATTCCTGAAGCAACATCGCATTCATGTTTCCTCAATTCCTCATAAAATGCAATGACTTCAACTTCAATGCGTCTGATCATGCGTTCATAAAAATCGTGCTCAAGTGTGAGCCGTGTTTCTGGATTATTTAAAAAATCGTCATGCGTAAATGTAGATTTCACTTGTAAACCGAAGTTCGAGTAAATTTGGTATTCATCATCGCTTTCAATGTGTCGTTTGCTTATATAATTGTTTTTGGGCATTTGCCTTTAATGCGAGTAATTATAAATAAATCTAGCCAAGTCTTTTTTAAGTTTGTTTGAGTCGATTATATTATATCCATTTCTCTCCAAAATCCTTACAATTCGTGTGTGAAATCCGTCGACATATTCGCGTTTTGTAAAAGGTTCTTCAGTTTCTCCATTCATCAACTGTCCATTAGCGTCAATTACAGGCTCATTAAGCCATTTTTCTTGGTTCATAAGTATTTTGATGGTTAAATACTTATAAAACGGTGTATTTAAGTAGATTTTCGGGTGTTATAGTTCCAGTGAACAATTTAATCTGTTTCCTCTTCTTCATCTTTGCCTTTCTTATTATAATAACGCTTGAGTTCAGTGGTCTCCTTGACTTCACGGTTCTCCTTCACATAATCAATGATTTCCTTTACCTTGGACGCATCGTTGATGCAGTCATTCAAGCACGATTCGAGGTATTTGAGAGAAATTGGAGACTGAGTCTTAGTTGTAACATAACGCAATTTGCCATCTGAAATCTGGATTGTCGCCTTTTCCAGGTGATTTGCCTCAATATGCTGGCTAATGTTGTCATTGATTGCTGATTTCTCTTCACGCAATGCCTTTGCCTCGTCATTCAATGCTTTAACGCGATTGTCGAGAGAAACCCAACGCTTGATATTGCTCTCAAATGCCGACATTTTATGCTTTATGGATAAATATATAAATCACTTAATCTTTAAGTCAAGTCATTTTATTGTTTAACGACGACGACGGACAGTCTTGTTAGCCTTATTAAAGGCACGATTGCGTTTAGTAATCACGCGATTCTGCTGGAACTTCTGTCCAATAAAGAAGAGAGCTGGAAGCAAGAGGGATTTTGCCGCAGCAATGAGTCCGTTTCCTCCCTTCATCGTCTTACGTCTAGTAGAGCGAGTTCGCTTTTTGCCACCATTCATGTACGATCGAGACATTGTGTTATAACATAGGCACAGAAAAAATAGGCCATTTGTAAAAATTACGCAATAATACAACCAGTATTCCTAAAATTAAGATGAAATTTATCAACAAAAATACGAGAGAAATATATAGATAAGGATATATTTCTTGCAAAATCATCTCCATCATTGGTCGTATTAAGTTTTTCAATTCTTCTTTTACGTCTTCTCTCTTTATGAAAGTTAAACATTGTTTTATAATTTTCTCTTTAAAGTGATCCATGCAAATATAAATATAAATATAAATAAGCAACAAAATTGCGTGAGTTTATTGCCGAATTTTTCTAATGATTAAGCAATTACATGTCTATTATCATTCCAAATTCAGAGTTCGATTTCAGCAAAGTGAAATTGGGCAATCCGAGTGGTATTCAAGGTGGTGCGTATTTCTCTAAAATTATATTGAACGATGAACAATTACTCATACAAACTCCTAAATCAACCACGAAGAACGGGATAACAACAACTGACAAGAAGAATTGTGTGGATTTTATGTTTAATGTTGAACAAACCACATTTAGTGATTGGATTGAGCAGTTTGAGAGAAAGATTAAGGAACTTATTTATCAACGCAAGGATGCATGGTTTACTAGTGAAATGACAATGGAAGACATTGATTACTTCTTTACTCCAATGGCACGAGCATATAAGACGAAGTACTACTTGTTGCGAGCGTTTGAGCAGAAGAACAAGATGTTTAAGAGTGAAAAGAAGTATAACTTTGGTGTATTTGGAGAGAACGGAGAGGAAACAACTGGCGACGAATTGGCGAATGAGAATACACAGTGCATAAGCATTTTAGAAATACAGGGTCTTAAATTTACCAGCAATAGTTTTAGAATAGAAGTGTCTATAAGTCAAATCATGGTTGTTAAGGAGAAAAAGTTGAATGAATATTGTATGATTAAGAAGTTGGATGTTGATGCAGACGTGGTTGTTCAGGAGAAACCACATTCGGCGGTTGTTCAGGAGAAACCACATTCGGCGGTTGTTCAGGAGAAACCACATTCGGCGGTTGTTTCACCTATAAACAAAAAACAACACAAAATCGTCGTCGAACAAGATGAAATCCGAGAAGTAACCATTGAGGAACCACCCGAAATTCAGGAGGTCAACATTATTCCTTCTGCATTGTCCAATAACGATGAACCAATTTCTCTCAAACAGCCGAATGAAGTATATTATGAAATTTACAGAGAAGCACGTAAAAAGGCCAAGATCGCCAAGAACCTCGCGATTAAGGCATATTTGGAGGCGAAGCGAATTAAAAATACTTATCTTTTAGAGGATTTCGATTCCGACGTTTCTTCTTCATCGGAAAATGAGAACGAAGACAATATATTCGAAGCGATTTAAGAGAAAACGCAAAAATATTTTATCATTAGTTTTATATATAAATGGCTGTCGCTTTACCCAAGTTTCTTAAGAACCTGTCTACTAATCACGTTCTCGGTCTTTTAGCCGTTGTTGTTCTCGGATATGTTTTATACACTTATTCTCTCCGCAAGGGTTCATCCAAGGATTCCATGAAGAACGGTGATTCTACTTCAACGTCCACTCTCCCTCCCGTTCCCACCCTTTCTCAGCAGGTTTCGACGGGCAGTGCAAGTGTTGAGCCATCCGTTGCATTTAACCAGATGGATAGTTATGCCAGCGTGAGCGGCGTTGAGACCACCAACAACTATTCCGGCAAGGGTGCTTCTAAGGCTGTTATGGATCCCGCCGAGTTACTTCCCCGTGACGAGAACAGCGAGTGGGCCAAACTTAACCCTGTTGGCAAGAGCGAGCTTATGAATGTCAGCCTCTTAAAGGCGGGTTGGAATCACGGCGTCAACACTGTCGGACAGAGCATGAAGAATGCCAATCTTCAACTTCGTGCCGATCCCTCTATTCCTCAGGCGGCAGTTGGTCCTTGGAATAACTCGACCATTGAGGCCGATATTAACCGCCGTCCCCTTCTTTAAGGGAATTGCCTGGGTTTAGGAATTATTTTTTCCAATACAATCAATTAGAACAACACGATTTATGCTCTAATTTATTAAAACTGTTACATAAGATCGAACTTATAAATTTGGGTGCAAATATAATTATGTGCTACATATATGGAGAGAATTGACTTACTAGGATACGTGATCATCGGCCTCGTTGTCGTTGTGATGATTAAGATTTACCTCAATTCAGACGTATTTAATTTGAAATGCGTCATATCTGATGTGGATGGCAATAAATACTGCGTTCGTGAGCGTAATAAGATCCAACTTGTTGCCGATTTGCTGGCTCGTGTGACGAAAAAGATGCGAACCACTGTAAAATACATGTATTCTCTCTATCCAGACCGAGAGAATGTGCAGCGACTCAAGGAAAACTTCAATCCAAAGAAGGTCAATGAAACACTGCCGACCAGTGAATATACGGCATATTCTGAGAACAAAGGAGAGAAAATGGCGTTTTGTGTGACACGTAAGAAAAATGGAACAAAACTCATCGACGAGAATACACTGACATTCGTCGCATTACACGAACTCAGTCACCTTATGACGAAATCAATTGGACATGAGGCTGAATTTTGGGCGAATTTCAAGTTTCTCTTGAAGCATGCAGTGGATTTGGGTGTTTATCATCCTGAGGATTATGGTAAGGACTCAAAAACTTATTGTGGAATGGAGATCACGGACAATCCTTATTTTTCTTGAATGTGCCTGCCGGCATGGGGGGGCTTATTTGTTACAACACAATCAACTTGATTTGTGGTGTAACCAAAAGTTGTTCATATAGGTTATATAATATAATTGATAATTAATGACAATACAAAAGATTTTAACTGCTTATTGTGGAGGTCTTGCATTTTCATACTGGGTTTTTAGTAAACCATATGAAGTAGCGGATTCTCGAAAAGATTACCCAAAGATCGTACACAATTACTACAAATGTAAATCACATATGGTTGAAACGTTTTCGAAACCATTACTCTCAGCGACGTGGCCTTGGTCAATGATATTATTAACTTCAGGAACACTGATATCAAAGTAAAAATATGTATAAACTATATAATGCCACAAAAAAAACAGACAAAACGGCGACGCTACCGCACAAAACGCAATAAACAAAATAAACAAAATCGAAAATCGCGACGATTAAAAGGAGGAAAAGTATTTGGACGCGGAACTTATGGAATCGTAATGGGAGAACCACGAATCCCATGCGACAACGAGGAATTCATTCGTGATCGCATTGAATCTAAGCAAGAGGTTACAAAACTCTTTTTTAATGAAGACAGTATAAAAAACGTCGTCGATACACTTGAATTGTTAACCAGATCATTTACCAAAGATAAACTAAAAGATTTGAACAAATACTTCATACTTCCGGAGAACCTTTGCAAACTCAACAAGAAAGAGATGACTGCTTATGCTTCAGTTTATAATGATGCGTGGAGAGAAGGAACTGATTTTAAAAAGCATAATATGCAAACCACTTCTGACCAAGGCAAACGTGATTTACATGCAGAATTAATGAGTTTATCAACAAAGGATGGCATCATCCAATTCTTAAAGAAAATGCGTCGTATAATTGAAGGCATCGAAAAGATTCACAGTAAACATATTATACATGGCGACTTGAAATTGCAGAACACGATGGTTGATTTGCAAGGCAATTTTAAAATAATAGATGTCGACGAACTGAGAGACGTTCAAAAACTTAATTTCGATGCCGCCTTTTTCTATGACAATCATTCTTACGCAATCTGGCCAACATTAGCAAACATGTTTTTGATTAACTATAACAAACTAAAATATGCGTCAAATGATGAATTTATAGGTAAAACTGTTGGTACGCTCTTTAATACACAATCTTCTGAGATCTTCCATACTGAATATGATAATACATTGTCACGCATAGTTAGACCCGATTTTAGCAAAACCATGTTAGAAGAAAAGGATCCAACCAATTACACAACTATTAGCGACGATATATTGAAGATTCTTGTGAAGAAGTACGGAGAGAAACCTAGTGACCATTTAAACGCCATATACACGTTTATTGACAGGTATAGTTTTGGCATCATTCTTCTGAGTGTTCTTAAACGTTATTTTGAAATAGTCGGTGTGAAAGACGACGATCCGTTGGTGGAAGACTTGCTTGAAATGATCGAGCAATGTTGTTTTTTAAAGAATGGTCTCAAAACGACAACACATCACATCAAAACTGAATATATAAAATTTGTAGATTCTCTTTAATTAGTCATACATAATTTATTGTTATAGACCTTAAATTTCAGTTTCTCTCCGACACATTCACATGAAGTCTCCTCATATTGTGACACATCCAACTTACCAAAGAATGTATCACATCCATAATCACCAACAATTTCAGTTACATAAATCGACTGTACGAGTTTATTTAACTCAGGTTCATTGAGAAATGTGTCATACAATTTCTCTCCACCTATAATCCAGACGTCCTCGAAATTTTTATCTTTTATGTATTCCAAAACATATTCAGTGTCTTTAAATAGGCTAGTTCTACCTTCATCATACTCCAACATGGTTGCAGTTGAATAAGCAAAAGAAGACCTACTCAAAATCAAGTTGTGTCTACCGACAAGTGGGTGCGTTGGCAAACTATCCCAGGTTGTTCTCCCCATGAGCACTGCGTTCTTACCATTTCCACGAGTAAGAGCGACAAAATGCTTCATATCTTCTTTAATACGCCACGGCAATTTGTTGTCCAGACCAATCCCACCTTTTTCGTCTTTAGCTACTATGATTTTAAAAGGCATTGTCGATGTCAAATATATTAATCATATACATTCTTAATTAAGTGATTTCAAAATATACATATACAATTAAAAATATATATACGATTATTATAAGACCCATATGAAAATAGTCCAATTACATCAAGACAATAAAATAAAAGAAACTATTACATTGGATCAAATATATGTCGATGATACAATTGATGCCATAAAGAAGAAGATTATATTTGCATTACGAGAGAAAATCGCGTATGAAGAACTTTATTTGTTCGCGAAAAAACGTAAATTCATGTCAAAACGACAGGTATACAACGAACTCTCTCAAAATACAAATGTTATTCCACCCACTCGCCTGAACAACTTTCTCTCCAACATAGTTTCTCAGAACATAACCGAGCCAGCAGAAGACACGTCAATTGACATTGACACCATAATGAATCTCAACATAAAAGAAGAGGAAACAGTTCTAATACCGATAGGAATGGATATGAATGCAACTTATAAATTTCCGTTTGCAGTGAATCCGTTGCTTGTTAAAGATTTTGACGACATTGTTCTCTCAACTAGTGCTCACGAAATGACATCCACTTACAACAGAAATTTGTTGTTGAACTATGGTGATCTTGAAGACAACACGTTATACATAGTGACTGCAGAAGACGCAATGACATTTTTAAAGAGTGAACATGTATTTCAAATATATTATCCATTTTTGTATAAGAAAGACATCATAACCCGCGAACAACTTCTCTCCAATAGAGAGAAACTGATAGATGACAATCAACTTGAACTTACTGCAAAATACGCTAATACCCAGGAGAATATTGCAGTTCTCCGCGAAATCCACGAGGATAAATCAGCGGCAGCGGCAGAAACAAAATATATACAAAAAGGAATCACCGAAATCACGTTCATGATGCGACCAGTAACCGAGATTTCCATACCAATTGACGTGATATTCAAACTTGTTAAGACGTCGATTTCTCTCCCATTCATTAAATTCAATCCGGGAAAGAAGAGAGAAAAGATGTATCGCCTGTTTGCCAATAAATCTACAATTAATGGTAAGAAGATTCCCTATTTAACAAAGTCAAAATTGACGAAATTGTCTAATAACATTGCGAGAGAAAAGTCAGTTGGTCTATATATTGATGTTGATGGGGCCGTTATAGTGGCCGAGTTTGACACTGATGCCAATGTAAAGGTCACGATCACCACTGAAGACGCACAAACGCTCGCCTCCGCTTCTAAGATCGCTGGAGAGAAGTTGAACCCAGTGCTTGAACAGATAAACATGTTCATCGAACAGAGTGGATATAGTTATAAGTATTTTGATCGTTTTGCCGATGGATTGGTGGAAATAGTGAACATGAAATATGTCGAATATTTTGAAATAGACAAACCGTTTTTAATTGAAAAGTACATGAAATGTTTGAAGAGCATATTCTCAGTGAGTGAAGGCAATTTAATGAAAGGTATTGAGATGGACTACAAACGCGTTGATTATTATGTAGAAGGCAGCAAGATCGAGAAGTTTATACGTCGGCTTATGACTGAAAACCGCAATGCCGATGAAATTACAACCATTGTCAGCGAGAATTTCGATGTTACACGTGAAGAAGCACGAGATTCTCTCTTAAAAATACTTAATCAAACAACTACTGAACAAAATGTGTTCGCCAACAAGCGGTTTAAGAAGCAAGGCAACGCTGGGTTCACAACAACCATTAAACGGGATCAATTCAGTGGCAACGTAATGATCGAAGTCGCAAACATTAACGCAGTGGGTTATTTAGATGTTATCCCGATTTATTTGGATGCTTTAGTTAAATTGACACAGGGTAATACAGGAGTTGAATTAGAGAGAAAATGCACCGGCGATTTAACAGTGGAAGATGAAGAAAACGAGCCAATTATGCATGGCGACATTAAAAGCCCGCCTGAACAACCGTTGCCTGACCGCAAAGACATTGAAATCAACCCCGATAATGGATTAATCACACAAGATTCAGAGAAAGACGAGTTTGTTGATGATTTCTTCGGAGAGAGTGACCTGGAAGACTTATCACCAGAAGAGGAAAAAGTCCCTTCACCTGCCAAAGCAAAAACACCATCACCGCCAAAAAAACAAAAGACGCCTCCTCGATCGCAAAAAGAACAGTCTTCAGACATTGACGGTATGCCTCTCAATAATCCCAACTTCTTTTTCTCTCGAATGCAACAACGTGATTCTCGCCTCTTTTTAACGAAAGACGACGGCAAATACAAGGCATATTCGCGTATGTGTCCCCATAATATGTTGCGTCAACCAGTTGTCCTCACAAACGAAGAGAAGGAACAGATTGACAAGGAACACAGTGGATCATACACAAATGCAGTGAAATATGGGTCGACGCCTGACAAACAGAACTGGTACATATGTCCTCGCTATTGGTCAATTAAAGACAACGTCAGTCTCACCGAAGAAGAAGTGAAATCGGGCAAATATGGAGGCATCATTCCACCTGGATCAAAGAAAGTTCCAAAGGGCAAATATATTTACGAGTTTAATGTCGGCACTAAAAATAACGAACATGTTGATGAAAACGGCAATTACATAACTCATTACCCAGGATTCCTCAAGGACGACACTCATCCAGACGGTATGTGTGTGCCTTGTTGCTTTAAACAATGGGATTCTAAGATGCAACAGACTCGGAGAGAACAGTGCATGAAACCCGAATCAGAACAGCAAAAATCAAAGCAGTCAGCAACCACAGTTCGCGACGATTATATCAAAGAACCCAACAAATACCCTCTCAAACAAGGTGCGTATGGTTACTTGCCGACAACCATACAAAAGTTATTGAATTCTAATAATGAAAAATGCCAAGTCAGCAAAAAAGACAAAAGCTTAAAACCAAGCATCGAGTGTATTCTTCGCAAAGGTGTCGAGAACAGCAATTCTCAGTCGTTCCTCGCATGTTTGGCTGATGCTTATGCATATTCAGCCTCATTACCGAAAACGCCGTCGATCGAAGAAATGAAGCAGATAATAATTGAAAAAATCACAATTGACGTTTTCGTCACACTGCAAAATGGCAGTTTAACAACCATTTTCGAGAAAGATTCGGTGACTATTAATTATGAGAAATACAAGAAATCGGATTTTTACAAGCGATTATTGGGAAATAAAAAAAACATCGCAAACAAAGATATATATTTTAGAAAAGTATGCATCGCTTACGAGAATTTCGTGGATTTCATAAAAGATCCAACGATTGTAATTGATTATACATACTTGTGGGATTTTGTCTGTCGTCACTTATTTAGTGACAAGATCAACTTGGTTGTGATGAACATAGTTGAAAACGATTTAACTGATAATGTCGAGATCATCTGCCCGACTGACGTCTATTCGAGATCAGCCGCTATATATAATGCCCGATACAAGACGCTTCTCATAGTTAAACGCGATACCATGTTTGAACCAGTTTATTTAATTGAAACTGATGCCGCTGGAAATACAGGCATTAGAGAGAAGTTCTTCAATGTGTATAGTACTGATTTGGGGTCATCCTTCAAAAATGCATTGGTCGACATTCGTAGTGACATGTTAAAATGTGCACCATACAACAGCAAACCAGCAGAAGTATATCAATACAAACGCAATGTGTCGTTTAACGTAATATTGAACAAAATAAAAGATAAGAAGGAGTATTCAGTAAAATATCAAGTTATCAACTACAACAACAAAACGATTGGCGTTATTCTCTCCTATAAAGACACTCAGTCTGGCTATATTCCATGCGAACCATCATACATTCACCCACAATATGAGATAAAGGCGATGGACGATGACATTTATGCAGACTACGAGGAAACCCGCGACTTTTTAAAATTCATCAACAAAGAACTCAAATTGCCATGCAAGCCATTGATGAAATTTGTCGAACATGAATTAATAGTCGGCGTTTTAACAGAGACGAACCAAGTGGTCCCTCTTAGTGCTCCAACTGAAAATCACTCAAAAGACAGATTACTTGTAGTCATGGCAAATGGACCGGATGTTATAAAAGCGGAGACAGCGATTTCTATGAACTATCACGGAGAACAAGATGAAAAACGCCAAAAAGCAATAAAACGCATCAGGCTCGAGACGAACTTCTACAATACTTTTCGCAACACAATCCGCATCTTTCTCTCCAAATACGAAAACAGATCTATTAAAAAGAAAATTAATTCTATCATTGATGAACCAAATACATATATGAATAAACTGGCCATGTTAACAGAAATATTACACGACTTAATCGATGACAATATTGAATTTGTTAATTACAAGACCATTAATGTTGATAAAATAGACAAAGTGTTGGCTTGTGGTAAAGATTGTGGTGGAGAGAAAAAGTCGTATTGTATTTCAAAGGATGGTGGAAAATGCGTTCTTTTAATACCGAATAAGCATTTGATTAGTGGAAACAACAACGAAACCATTTATTTTCACCGAATTGCTGATGAAATGTTGCGTTACAACCACATTCGCGAGTATTTATTCACCGAAGGCACATTTTTAATCATTGAACAACTGGATTATGACCTTCATAAGGATGAGATAGTACTCCTTCACGACTTGTTGTTTAAAGAATATATTGAAAGTGGTGATTTACCAATTACGAACCCATATATTAAACACAATACACACAATGATGCACAGCCGTCTGAACGTGTTGTGGATATGGAAGAAAAACAGTTGTCAGACCGAACAATTGCTAAGAAAGCGGACGAACAGCCACAACAACCAGATCGCACAGAAGGCGACATTCCAATGTTATGTAAGATAGAAATGTCTGAAATCGGTGCACATGACAAGTTGTATAAATTGTTCCAAAATAAATCTAGTAAGCGGTTCACTATGAAGCATGAAGGTCACGTTAATTGTGGATACGAACTTCTCTCAAAAATAATAGCGGATTCCACAAATAAACGCATGGAAGTCGGTGAAATAAAAAAGGTTTTGGTAGATTTATACAGAAAAGATTGGGCTGAGAATGAAGACCTTTATATCATTACAATGCGTAATCAAGGGAAAAAAGACATTGTAAAAACAATGATATCAAAGAACGTGACTTTAAATACACTCATTGCTTCCGACAATTATTACGTAACAAACTTGGATTTATTCCTAATCGCGAAGCATTTTAAATTGCCAATTGTTGTAACAAGCGGAACACGGCTAAAGGAAAACGGACAACTCCTGATGACAATAAATTACGATGACAACAACGCATTTTATTATGTGGTTAAACAGCATGGAATAGTAAACAATGAAGTGCAACGTTATTCTCTTGTAATAAACGAAACCGAGGCTCTTCGAATTGATGTCAATGGATTCACACAGACAACCAAGAACGCTATTAAAGACAATGTACTTGAAGATGGGTTTATTAAAAAACTTTAAATAAGTTCACTCCGAAATGCCGGCAACTATATAAAGCCCCTATTCCGACAAGCATAACTACAGCATCGGAGTTTCTCTCGAATATGCTTCGATCAATCTAAAAAACAATGTATTGTATCTTGTAATTAAATGACTATTTGTAGAATAAGCCATAAAGCAATAGGCTTGAATGATTGGTTTATATATTTTAATTTGTTTCATCTTAATTGAATCTGAAAACGAGTCACTTACACGCAATCTCGGCAACAAAGAACCATGATCTGAGTGAAGACCTGTTAATTCATGATAGAGAGAAATGTCATCCGATTCAGCATAATCTATGACCGCCCATTCTCTCAATTGCGATCCATATGTATTCAACAAGGTTTGTATAGAAAATCGACATTGAAAATGCATGTCGACCAATGGAGGTCTTCTTATTCCATTAAACAATGCTTTATAATAAATATTGTAAAGGTTTGTTGGGCTGAATGCCAAGTTTGTGTATGGATTTTTTAGTTTGGTCGGGCGTTCAATGACATACATTCGTTGACGAAGTGCAATGTTCCACATTTTAAGCAAATCGTGAATATAAAACGAATAAATTGTGTTATCTTCTATTACATCTATTATTAAATTGGGTTTGTAGTCACTTAATTCGTTGCCTTTTAAATCTGTTGTGTTTGGATAAGCAAGATATTTCTTTTTTATACGCCACAATTTCACCAATTTCTTGAACCCATTTATTGTTCGCTGGAATTGAGAGAAATTCACCAAAAAAGCGGCCTTATTTGCCTCGTTTATAAATGGATTTTCCAGCAACATTTTTATTTTTTTTAATTTTTGTGAATAGTTGCACCAAAAAAATGCTGTCTGCTTTATATTAAATTCATTCATTTTTATTAATGCATACAATTGAGGAGGTTTTATGAATGTTAAATTAAACATATCACACTTCTTTTTAACAGTTAAAGACATGCTTGTTAAAAAGAAATAATAATTATTTTGAAATAGTTTTGTGTGTTAATTGTTAAACATATCGTAATCATCAGCCACATCACCTGTATTCTTCGCCTTAATCATCTCAATATTGTCATTCAAGTGAATCTTGTCAGAACTGCATGCATCAGCCGAGTCATCAATGCTGAATTCTGCGAGAAGACGCTCTGTTGCTGCGTCTCTGCTAGACAAGTCGCGATTTTCCATAGTAGACGCCTTTTCAACGTCGAGAACAATCTGGAAGTTGTTGGTCCCGAAATAGCCCTCCTGACCACACATGACATTGGCCGAAATACCGCGGAGTGTGTCGAGTTCACCGTGTTTGGCCGCACGCAAGAACATCTCGGGTGTCTCCTCGAAAGACGCCTTGGCAATCGGACCAATGTCGTCGTTGTTGATGCCATGTCGGAAGATTGACACCATCTTCATTGTAGTGCACATGCGGTCAGCCAGAAGTGACAAGTGATGGAAATTGATGTAGGCACCGTCGAACTCGAGAACCTCCGCCAACTCGTTGCAAACTGTCTGACGTGCGGCCTCAATGCCGAGTGTTGCATAAACCTCCATGATGTCATTTGTAAACGTGCGGTCAACGTCAATCAGGCTCTTCAACGCCAGCAAGTCCTTCATGTTAGTTCCCATGGTATCCAGCACCCACTTCTCTTTTGTGCTGTAATTCATCTCACTCTTGCTGATTTGGTTGTTAATCTTACGCAAATTCACCTTGTTAATGTCCTTCACACCCTTGAGAATGATGTTGTCCAGAATGTTGTCACGCAGACCATTGAGATGGTAAATCTCGTCAGTCTGGTCGAGAGTCTTCTTAGCAACCAACTTCTTCTTATTCATGATCTGAACCATGCGGACACGGAAGATGAGTTTGTCTGCGTTGTAGTCACTGTAAACACACTCGACCTCGTTGGTATACGCGTTTTTAATCGCGAAGTGAACGTCATCCATGGTGATGTTGCGGTCGAGCATGCTCTCTCGGTCAAACTCAATGCGAACAATCCACTTTGACTTCTTCACTGACCGTGTCTCAACAGCCGAAGCACAATCATCCATCATCTGCTGAAACTCGTGAAACTGCGTGAGCAACTGAGCATCCTCCTTAATCTTAGTAGACATGTCATTCGGGTCGAAACAGATGGAAACAGACTTGACAATGTCACGCATGTTTGTATATTCAAGTGAATACATGACCTCCTGTGCCTTCTGGCTGTCTTCGGCATCGGCTTCCTTGAGGGTTACGGTGACCGATGGATTCTTGGGTGACGGTGACAGCGACAGAATCTCCTCAATGCGAGGGACACCGCGAAGAACGTTCGACTTGGATGAGACACCAGCAAAATGGAACGTGTTAAGGGTCATCTGTGTGGTCGGCTCACCGATACTCTGTGCCGCGATGAGTCCCACCATTTCACCGGGATTCACAATTGACTGCTTGTAATAGAGTTCAATCGACGAGAGAAGGTGATTCACTGCGATGCGGTTGAAGCGATTCTTCACGAGGATTTCATTAGGCGACATATAGAACAGGAATGCAGTCTCAAACAGGAGTGTAGGCTGAACATAGTGGAAACGCATGCGATTGAGAGTGTCCTCGAGCAACTGGAAGTATTGCAGAGGCGTGATGTCAACGAGCGAATGCTTGCCAATGTTCAACTGACCCTTGACGTTTCCGATAACACGCCTGAAATTCACTGGCAAATACACGCGATCAGTGTTGTCATAATTAAACACATTCTTTGCGATCAAATCACGTCGTTCAAGAATGGTGCTAATCATCTTATTTGTAAATGCCTTCAACTGATCCATCTCCTTCTTATTACGCTTGCTGGTGTCAGCATCGAAAATCAGGTTATTCTCTTGAATAATCAAGTTCTCATTCGGAACCTGAAAGTGTGCATAAATCTCCTCAACCGTCATCTTACAAATCGAGAGATTCTGTGCCTCGACCTTGGTTGTCTCAACACCGTCATCACCATATTTAAACTGGATAATCTTATTCTGATTGTTGCGAACAGTCATGTCATACTCCACCTTCAAATCCTCCATACCCTTCACAAGTCGACGCTGAATGTAACCAGTCTGAGACGTCTTCACTGCGGTATCAATGAGACCCATACGACCACCCATGGCATGGAAGAACAGTTCCTGTGGCGTAAGACCCTGGATGAAGGAATTCTGGACGAAACCACGTGCCTCGGGACCATCATCAAACTTGGTGAAGTGAGGCAGAGTACGCTCCTCATAACCATAAGGAACACGCTTGCCATCCACGTTCTGCTGTCCAAGACACGAAATCATCTGTGAAATGTTGATATTGCTGCCCTTTGAACCTGCCTCAACCATGATCTTGAAACGATTGTTATTGCTCAGACTCTTGCGACCGATCTTGCCGGTCTCCTCCTGAGCCTTATTAAGAATGCTGTTGACTTGTGACTCGAACTCATCGAGATTGCTGCGGCCGCTATTATTCTCAAACGCACCAATGCTGACACGATCAATCAAATCCTTCACTTGCTGTTTCTTGCTAGTAATCGCCGCAGCAATCTGTTCATTCGTCTTCTTGTCGGCAATCAAGTCGCTGACACCAACACTATATGCACTCATCTTCATGTACTCAGTCACGATATTCTGGAGGTCATCGATGAAATCAGCCGAAGCACGATAACCAAAGTCATTGTAGATACTCTGAATGAATCCCTTTGCCGCAGCACCGAGAACATCCTTATCCAACTGACCCCTCACATACTTGCCATTCTTCACTTCAATCATGTTGTTAGACGTCTTCTTGTCCTCATCGTCGCCGAATTTGCCGTTTGCGAAGAAGGCGGACATTGGCGGCATGATTTGCGACATAATTTCGAAGTTGCTGATGCGAGCATCCGGGGTGTTGAAGAGCGATGTATCGGCCTTGTTGTACATCATGAGCAACCTCATAGCATCGCGTGTGCTGAACTTGATGTCGGGACGCGTGAATCGGTAAGAACCAAGCAGTGAATCCTGGAAAATGCCGATGATTGACTTGTTATTCTGAGGACTGACGATCTGACGTTGAACTGCGGCAAGATTGAGAAGTTCCGCGGAGGATTCGTCATCCTGAGGCATGTGCATATTCATCTCATCACCGTCAAAATCGGCGTTATAAGGCTTGGTACAGCCGACATTCATGCGAAACGTGTCACCGACATCCATGACCCTCGCAATGTGGCCCATCATACTCATCCTGTGAAGCGTGGGCTGACGGTTGAAGAGCACTGGGTCACCATCCATCATGTGGCGGTGCACGATGTCTCCCTCCTCGAGTACAATTGACTTTCGGTCAACGTAGCGGAGAGAGATGTTGTCGCCATTCTGACGCTCGAGAATCTTGGCACCTGGATAAACATCCGGGCCGTTCATCACCAACTTCGTGAGATAATCCTTGTTTCTCTCATTCACCTTCTCAGGATAAGTGATATTCGTGGCGATCTTCTTGGGAACACCGAGTTCGCGAATACTCAAGTTGGGGTCAGGCGTAATGACTGAACGAGCCGAGAAATCGACACGCTTGCCCATGAGATTCCCGCGCACACGACCATGCTTTCCGTTCAATCGCTCGACAATCGACTTGAGAGGACGACCACTTCGCTGTGAAACGGGTGCACTACCTGGAATATTGTTGTTAATCATCGTCGCCACATAATACTGCAAGACCGTTGTCCAATCCTCGATCAGATTCTCAGCCTTCTCATTCGCCTTTTCAGACATTGTCTGCTCAATCTTCTCCTGAAGCGTGTTATTCGCCTTGATGATGTTGACAATGATGTGGGTAATGTCGTCTTCACTGCGTTGCTGACCGTCGATCTTCACAGAGGGGCGAACCGCTGGAGGAGGAACGGCGAGAACTTGGCAAATCATCCAGTCAGGACGCGACCAAACATGAGAGAATCCCATGAAATCAACGTCTTCGTCGGTAATTCGCTTGAAAATCTTGAGAACATGGCTTGCAGACAATTTCATGGATACAGGCACTTCATCACCATTCTCATCCTTGAGTTTGTCCCAATCAGCGACAATCGTGGCGAGACCCTCCTTTCTCACCTTGTCGGGCTGCTTGCAACCACAACCGTCGTCATTATCCTCGCCGCAACGGGAGACCTTGCTGGCAATTGCAAAGACTTGATCCCAGCGTTTCTTGCGGTCATCAGTGAGCACATCATTATACTTCTCCTTGCTAATGAGCAACTTACTGCACTTGAAGCAAACACAACGAAGAATCTTGACAGTCGTATTCAAGTACTGATAATAGAACACGGGTTGTGCGAGTTCAATGTGTCCGAAATAGCCGGGTGTTTGCATGTAATTCAAGCCGTCTGTTGGGCAAATAAGACCAGGATCGAGGACACCCATGCGAGGGTCAAAGAGACCATTCACAACGGGCTTGTTATTCTCATAAGTATCGCGGGTGGTAATCTTGGCAACAGACATCTTCCGAATTTCTTCAGGAGACATAATGCCAAACTGAATACCAACAATTCGCGATGGCTGTTGTTTTGTCTTGATTCCGGTTGAGGCCATGTTTGGTTCTTGTATATTGGATATATATTTTTTGTTTTTAGATGGTTATTCCTTTTCAATTTTTTCTAAAAGTCAAAAAATTGAAATGAAACTTTGGAGTCTCTCAAAACAATACTTTACCTCAAAACAATACTTTACCGCAAAACAAACAAAAATGCCCCGCACACATAAGAACAGCGAATCGTCCGATTCCGAGGATTTCGACAATAGCGAGTTCAAGAAGATGCTTGGAAAGATGTTTCCATCCAAGCACATGAAGAAGGAGATTGAGAAGATGGAGAAGATCGACAAGAAGGTCAACGTCAAGACGAAGACTAATAAGCCAAAGCACTCATCGTCCGATGAGGAATATGTTCCTCCTTCATCTGATGAGTCTGATAGTGAATATTCGTCGGCAGAAGAGTCGATTGACAGCGAAGAGGTCGAAGATTTGATTGAAGATCAGAAGATGAACGTGATATTTACATTTATGCCCAGCCACATGCTTGCTGATGAGGACACTGAAAGTGAGGAGGATGAAGAATCGGAGTCTTCAGAAGATGAAGAGGAAGAGGAAGAGGAAGACAAGGTGATTCGAGAGATTAAGACTCCGAAGTATAAGGAGATTATCGACATGATGAAGGTGTATCAGACTGACAAGTTCAAGGGACGCGATGTCTTTATCAAGAAGGTCGAGCGTATTGTGGCTGAAGAAGAGAAGAAGCATGAGAAGGCGGTTCTTAAGAAGTTGGCCAAGCATGAGAAGGCAGAGAAGAAGTCGAATCACAAGAAATTCCGCAAACTTCTGCGAACACGTGATGACATGGACGACGTCGGCTACTTTGATACACTCAACGTGTCAACACAGTCAAACATCGTCGCAAAGTTGGCGGAACTAAATGAACACAACAAGGTTGACAAGCCTTATCGCATTTCGCTGATTGAGGCTGACATTCCTGTGGGATTCAAGACGATCGCACTTAAGAAGATTAATTCGCTCGAATACATGGATGCTGGTGATGGTGAGTATTACAAGGTGAAGCACTGGGTTGATGGCTTCATGACGACACCATTCGGCAAGTACCAGCAACTTCCGATTACTATGGCCACACACAGCATCGACGAGATCCACGCGTTCATGGAGAATGCCAAGAGCACACTCGACAACGTGGTGTACGGCATGGACGATGCGAAGCACCAGATTATGCAGATGATTGGTCAGTGGATTTCCAACCCGAGTTCAGTCGGCACCGCGATTGCCATCCAGGGACCAATGGGAACCGGCAAGACGACACTGGTCAAGGAGGGAATCAGCAAGATTCTCAATCGCCCGTTTGCCTTCATCCCGCTGGGTGGTGCAACTGACAGCAGTTTCCTTGAGGGTCACTCTTACACCTACGAGGGCAGTTGCTGGGGTCGCATCGTGGACATCCTCATCCAGAGCAAGTGCATGAATCCAGTGTTCTACTTTGATGAGTTGGACAAGGTGAGTGACACTCCAAAAGGTGAGGAGATTATCGGCATCCTTACGCATCTGACGGATACGACGCAAAACAGCCAGTTCCACGACAAGTACTTCTCGAACATTGACTTCGACCTCAGCAAGGCGATGTTCATCTTCAGTTACAACGACGAGAGCAAGATCAATCCGATTTTGCGTGACAGGATGTATCGCATCAAGACAGACGGCTACAAGTCGCCTGACAAGTTGATCATTGCAAACAACGA